TGAGGTCTTACCATCGAGGATGTCTGGGTCACCAATACCTCGGCGGCGAAGGGTCAGAACGGCAATCCGCAGGAGACCTACAACATCAAGCTGAACGACCTCCGGGGCGAGGTGAAAATCAACCGGGTGCGGGTCGAAGGTGCCTGTGGACTTTACGGGGTGATCAGTTCGGCTAATTTCACGGTTACCAACTTCGAGGGTCACAATACCCGCGAGCCTAATGGGATGCACAAAGGCCAATTGTGTCAGTTCAACCTGTGCACCGGCCAGATCCTGATCGAGGATTTTTCCTGCGTTAATGATCCGGCCAACTCGCGGCCAAGCGACATTGTCTCGATCTTCGAATGCGGCGCCAACAAGGTGCAGATCCGGCGCGGCTTCCTCGACGGTTGCAACCACCCGGCCGGCGTCATGGTCATGGTCGAGGATAATTCCACCGGCGTGATTATCGAGGACGTCGACGTCATCCATTACGGTAACGGGGCGTTTTCGTTCTTCGACGGTGCGCACAACGGCAAATATGTCCGCTGCCGCATGAAGGACCAGATCACGGGCGATCAGGGCCTCGGCAAACCGTCAAGCGATGGCGGGGCCGGTCCGGTCACCCTCTCGACTTACGCCGTCAACAATGCCCGGTTCGAGCAATGCAAGCACTACAACGTCAACGAAAACAATCTCGCGTGGGTCACCGGGTCCACCATGGTGGACCTGACCAAGGGCGACTTCACGCCGCGCGCGGCGATCAACAACCGAAAACCGGGGACCTGATATGGTCGCTTTCACCAAGTATAATGCCTTTGTCGACGAGGTCGCGGCCGGTGGCCACAACCTCAAGACCGCCGTGGTCAAGGCGGCGCTAACCAATACCGCGCCGACACCGCTGACGGATACGACATGGTCGACCGGTACCTATCCGGCGCCGGCTGCCGCCAACGGTTATACCGCCGGCGGCTACACCATGACCAATTCCTCAGGTGCCGCGAGCGCCTATCTGTTCAAGATGATCCTGGCCGACGCGGTGGCGACAGCCACCGCCGGCGGCATCGGCCCGTTCCGCTATGTCATCCTCTATAATACCAGCGCCAGTAATAAGGTGATTGGGTACTACGACTACGGCTCCAGCATCACGCTGGCCGACACCGAGACCTTCACGGTCGACGCCGATCCGACCAACGGCGTGATCCAATTGACGATGACGCCGTGACGATCGCGCAAATCAGCAATGGCGAGCTGGGCTTAAACGTCCGCACCAAGCTCAACAGCGTCATCGATCTGACCGGCACCAGCCATCCGTATACGTCAGGCAGCATCGTCTTTGTTAGTAGCAGTGGAAATCTGGCGCAAGACAACGCCAATTTCTTCTGGGACGACAGCGGCGATATTCTGAAGATTAAGAGCGAGTTGGATTTCCAGGGCACGTCGGCGCTGTTCAAGGTGAACAGTGTGTTGGTTCTGGATTACAACTCGACGCTGGCGGATTTCTGGACGTCTGCGAAGTGTATGCAAATTCTCCCCGGTACGATCACCACCTCCGGGGCGATGTTCAATCTGATCGCGACGTTCAATAATGGCGCGGCGAATTTCGTTGCGACCTATGTCCAGGTCACCCGAACGGCATCAGCGGGACCGAGCGGTGATTGGTTCGCGCTATATGTACAGGGCGGTGTCGGGCAGGTGGCCGGTATCCGTTGGGACGGCACGGTGTTTGGTTCGCAGTTCTGCACCAACGACATCTCGACGGCGTGTTTGATTGACAGTTCACAAGGCGGGACAGGATTGGAATTGGGGGCCAGTGGCACCATTAAGTGGGCCGGTTCTGGTGCGTTTTACAATACCAAGGACGTCGGCCTCGCGCGCAATGCGGCTGGCGTGCTGGAGATCAACAACGGCACCGCCGCGACGTTGCGCGACTTGAAGGCGCGTACGTTAATTACCAGTGAGTTGAATTTTCCGAGTACAACTGCGGTTGTAAAGGTAAATGGCTCGACGCTGCTCGATTACGGTGTGTCTACTACATACGGATGGACGTTTGCCGATACGGTGTACGTTAATACTTTCCCGGCGCTTGGATTGTCATTGGCTACGGCGAATGCTTATGGTTCGCAGTTTGGAATGAACGCGACGGGTGGCGGTGGACATAATTATCTGTTCGTCGCGACGGGAACGTCGAATAATCCCGGTTACTTCGTGTTCAGCGATTACACGGCGAGCATCACGCCGTTCGCGTTGGGACCGACCGGCAATGTTCAACTGTTCGCCACGCTGGGATGGGCCAACTCTTCCACGGACGCTACTGCTACCGTCGACAGTGGAATTTCACGCAACGCGGCGGGCGTGCTGGAGATCAACAACGGAACGGCAGGAACATTCCGTGATTTGAAGCTGCGCTCCTCCCTCTACGCTGGCTCAACCTCGGGCGTCATCACCGTTCAACCGCAAGCCGCCGCCGGCACCTACAACTTCAATCTGCCAATCACGGCGGGAAGCGCTGGGCAGGTGCTGACGTCACAAGGCGGTGGCGCGACGGCGATGACGTGGGCGAGTCCGGGCGCGGCGAGTATGGCGATTGGCAGCGCCGTCACTAGCGGAACGACGGGGAGCGTTTTGTTCGTCGGCGCCGGTCCGGTGCTCGCGCAGGACAACACGAACTTCTTCTGGGACGACACTAATAATCTCTTCAAGCTCAGTAATTCCGCGATCATATTCGGACCAGCGCCCGCAGCGGTGTTCGGCGGTTCGGTCGGTATGGTCATTGGGGATGGCACGGCGGCTAACTCAGGAGCGACGCCTGGATTTATAGTGAATTCGCCGGGGGCAGCGAGCCAAGGTGCATTTTGTGGGTTCTCTATCGTGGGGGTTGATGCGGCGTATTTTGGAACGAAGGGTGGTGTAGAGGGTGGTGGAGTCGCCCAAGGTCTTAACGACCTTATGTTTATGGCGAATAACATGACAAACGGTGGTGGTGTAAGGTTCACTGCGAACGGTACTACGTCGGCAAAGGGCCAGTTTCTTTTTAAGAGCAGTTCGACCGGCAGTGCAGCTACAATTCTCGACTACAGCGTGACGACGGCGAATATATGGACGTTCAGTGTTGATGTTAAGGTGGTCAGTACGACGGCGGCGAGCAGCAATGTGACGGGCGCGTTGACTACGGCCGGTGGGGTGGGGATCGGGAAGGATCTCTATCTCGCGACCGGAACCAATGCGATTGCGCCGCTCACGTTCACGAGTGGAGTTAGCCTCACAACGGCTCGTGCTGGGGCGATGGAGTACGATGGCAAGGTGTTCTACGCGACGCCGGATAATAGTAATCGCGGCGTCTGCGTGTCGACATATGTCATTCGACAGGACAGCACTTACACGCTCTCGAACTCGGCGAGTGTGCAAAAGCTGTTCAACGCCTCGACCAATGGCGCGGTGACGCTGGCGACCGGGACGTATTACTTCGAGTGTCTGGTGTATCTCACCGCGATGAGCGCGACCAGCAACAATGCGGCGTTCTCACTCGCAGGTGCGGCCACATTGGGAAGTCATTTGTGGTATTGGACCGCCTTCGATGGCGCTGCCGGAGCAACCAGCGCCTTTCAGAGTGGCGTGTCGATTACGGCAGCGACGCCGGCCGCGATGGCGACCGCCGCGGTGGCAACCACGATGCCGTTTATGGTGAAAGGCACGTTCGAGGTGACGGGCACCGGGACCGTTATCCCGTCGATCCAGTTGGCGAATGCGAGCGCGGCGATTGTGGCGATCGGAAGCTATTTCATGTGCTACCCGATGGGTGGAACAACGCTAACCTTTGTTGGCAACTGGAGTTAATGGCGATGTCTAATCCGAACACCTTCATCAATACGTATGCGGCGAACATAACAGAGTATGTGAGGCTAACGGAAGTCTTACGGACACAGAACGATCAGATCGTACAGGACCCGACACTCGTCGAGCGGTACTTCGCTCAGACGCCGGATAACGTGAATCGCTTCTTGCCGCCGCGCACGGACATTACGGAAGAGGATGTCAACGCCGCGAAGGACGCGATCGTGCAGATGTTGTTTGCGTACGATAGTGGGAGTCCGACGCAGAAATCGCATCTCTACAAGATGCTGCCGTAAAGGAACGCTGGATGCTCCGGGTTGAAATGACCGAGCAGGAATGGATCGCGGTCATGAACATGATCGCCTTGGCGCCGTACCGCGACGCGCAACCGTTCATTGCGAAAATGTCGCAGCAGTTGACGGCACAGAAGGAGACGGAAGCCGTCATGCCGCCGCCCTCGAACGGACAGGGACGCGAGAAGGCGAAGGGCTAAATGGTCTGGATCCTGGCCACCGGCTATTGGAACGATGCCGGGGTCTGGGATGATGGCGATGTCTGGAAAGACGGGCCGAGTGGCGCCTATAGCCTGACCGCCGGTACCGGCACGCTGACATTGGCGGGCCAGGACGTAACGCTCAGATGCGCCAGGAAACTACCCCTCGGCACCGGCACGCTGACCCTCAGCGGCCAGATCGTCACCACCCGCTACAACCACCGGACGGTGGCCGGCCTCGGCACCCTGACGCTGGCGGGTCAGACCGTTACGCTAAAGCGCAGCCGGGGAATACCGGCAGGCACCGGCACGCTAACCCTGAGCGGTCAGCCGGTTACGTTAAAACGTAATTATGTTCTGCAGGCCGGCCTCGGCACGCTGACGCTGATCGGCCCGACCGTTAATCTGATCTACTCGAACGCCGGGCATTACGCGATCCCCGCGGGGATTGGCGCGCTGACACTGGCGGGTCAGACCGTCACGCTGCGCTACGCCCGCCGAATGACCGCCGGCACCGGCACCCTGACGCTGTCGGGTCAGACCGTCACGCTGCGCTACGGCCATCGGCTAATTGCCGGTACCGGTACCCTGACACTGAGCGGCCAGACCGCGATCCTGACCCGCAACCGCATCATGGCGGCGGGCACCGGCACGCTGACGCTGACCGGTCAGTCGGCAGCCCTACGCTATGGCCGTCGTTTGGTCGCCGGCACCGGCACCCTGACGCTGGCAGGTCAACCCGTCAGCCTGACCCGCAACCGCAGCATGCCGGCCGGCACCGGCACGTTGACGCTGGCGGGTCAACCGGTCACCTTAGCCCGAACTCGACAATTGGCAGCAGGTACCGGCAGCCTCGAACTGTATGGTACCCGCACCAACCTACTGATCGGACAGGCACCGCCGCGGCCGCGGCCTTTCGGCCGGACCGCCAGCCGTCACGATTACGGCTGGTATGCCGACTTCCCGCCGCTCAGAGATCCGACCCGGCCCAGTCCGCCGTAAGGAATTTAGATGCAACTCTCACCCGACAAGGCCGCCGCGGAAGTTCTCCGTCGCAAGCAGATCCGTTCTTCGCTGGCCGCCTGGGCCGAGCACTGCGGCTATCTGCCGGCGCGGCACCACCGCATGCTGATCGAATATCTGGAGAAGGTGGCCAGAGGCGAGATCGATCGGCTGGCGGTGTTCATGCCGCCGGGCAGTGCCAAGAGCACCTATGCCTCGATCCTGTTCCCATCCTGGGTACTCAGTCAGGATCCCAAGGCCCAGTTTCTGGCCGCCAGTCATACCACCGAACTGGCGGAACGCTGGGGCCGCCGGGTCAGGAACCTGGTGATCGAGAACAGCTCGATCCTCAAGATAGCACTATCCGAGGAACAGGCCGCCGGTCGCTGGGGTTTGACCGCGGGTGGCGAGTACATGGCGGCGGGCGCCAATGTCGGTATCGCCGGCTTTCGCGCCAAATATGGTTTGATCGATGACCCGATCCGCTCCAGACAAGATGCTGATAGTCTCCTGGTTCGCGATCGGATTTGGGACTGGTATATTAATGACTTTCGGCCTCGTCTTATTCCTCGTGCACGTCAGGTGCTGATCCAAACCAGGTGGCATGAAGATGATCTCGCTGGGCGTTGTCTCAATCATCAACACTGGGACGTCTTGTCTCTCCCTGCCTTCGCCAAATCCGACGATCAGCTCGGTCGCAAACTTGACGAGCCTCTATGGGCCGATGACGACTACGGCTACGGCGAGCAACTCAAGGCCTTGCGCGAAACCACTCCCCCCAGAGTTTGGTCTGCCCTCTACATGTGTTCGCCTGCCCCCGACGAAGGCGACTTCTTCAAGGAAGATTGGCTGAAGCCGATCGACATTCTGCCGGCGCTCAATACCATGCGGACCTACGGCGCCAGCGACTATGCCGTGACCGGCGAAGGCGGCGATTTTACCGTCCATGTCGTGGTCGGCGTCGACCCGCTCAACAACCTCTATCTCTTGGACCTTTGGCGCGGTCAGAAGGCGTCGGACATCTGGGTTGAGGCGTTTTGCGACCTGGTGCAGAAATACCGGCCGCTGGCCTGGGCGGAAGAGGGCGGCCAGATCAAATCCGGCATCGGGCCGTTTCTGGATCGCCAGATGCGGCAGCGCCGGGTCTATGTCAACCGCACCCCATTCCCGACCCGCGGCGATAAATCGGTTCGCGCCCGCTCCATTCAGGGCCGCATGGCGCTGGACGGGCTGTATTTTCCGAAAAAGGCGCCTTGGGCCGCCGACTTCGTATCAGAGCTATTGACCTTTCCGGCCTCCAAGCATGACGACCAGTGCGACGCGCTGGGACTGGTCGGGCAGTTGCTCGATATCATGGTCAAGGGCCGCGCTGGCACCGTCGCGGTGCCGCGACTGCCTAAGGATGATTACAAGAGCGATCGCAAGATCAAAACCATAGATGCGATGACGCTATGAGCGAACGGGACCGGGCACGCTCGAAAGACTATTTCTTCGGTATCCCTGGCCGCAATATAGAGAACCGTATTGACGAGCCTATGCATCTCAATGAGGCCCGCAATATCATGATGCCGCCGTTTGCAGCGGCAGGGTTTGCCATGTTGCCGCCGAATATTCAGCCACTGTCAAAGCTGGGTCGGCTAGCAGGCGGTAACGACATCGCCAAGCCTACGCCTGCCGAAGTGATGCGATACCTAGCCAATATCGAAGCCTTGAACCAACCACCTGATTTTAACCAACGGTGGCCCGATGATTTGCAAACGATGGGTATGCGTCCGATGACCCCTTCTACTGAGCGAGGGTTCGCGTCCAGATGATCACCCTTGAGGCGGAACGGACGGACGTCGATACCTATGATGCCGACAAGGCGCCGAAGCTGGTCGTTCGCCGCCGCGAGTTCGAGGACTATGCTTCGATCAAGGCCCGCGAGATCGACGAGCAGCGCTATTCCTGGCGCTATTATCATGTCGACCAGTGGAACGCGGATCAATTGCGGATCCTGCGCAAGCGGCATCAGCCAGCCATCACCTTTGACCGCACCGGGCGCAAAATCGACAGTTTGAGCGGTACCATAAGGCGGTTGAGAACCGATCCAAAAGCCTATCCAAATACGCCGAAGGGCGAGCAGGGCGCCGAAGTCGCGACCCAGGTGATCAGGACCATCAACGATGCCTCTTTTGCTGAAGATCTGGAGGTCGAATGTTGCCGCGACGCCCTCATCCATGGATTTGGTGTGGATGAACTTATCCTCGGCACTGGCGATAAGGGCGATCCCGACCTGCGCTTTGCCTATGTGGATCCCAAGACCTTTTTCTACGACCCCCGCAGCACGCGATCCAACTTCCAGGACGTCCGCTTTCACGGCGTCTACAAATGGGCCGACATCGACGAACTGGACGCCCTGAAGCCGGGTTC